ACTTATGCAGCTAAAAGCTCTTCAGCGACAGGAGTGTTAACGCCTTGGTTAACTAGGCTCCAGAAGTTAGTGTTGCCACTTAAAAATTGCGATACGTTTTAGCGAGTCTTAGCATCATCCTCGGCGTGCGAGCGTACCTGAACTGTCAACGTCAAAGCCAGGCATCCCCATATAAGGTTATTATACTACATTATTTATAGATGGTCACAGTTCTCACAAGTTTAAACCCACCTGATAAATAACCTAAAATAAGTCACCCTTTAAATGGCAGACATTAGCAACTCAAATACCAGCTTAAGGCTGTTCACCAATCTGAAAATACGGGTCAGAGATATACTTGGCGAAAGCATTCAATTCTTACAGGACAAATTCAAACAGAGTCGATCCGTGTTTACGGCAGCTTCTCCATTCGGTCAGCTCTTGATCGTGGTAGAAAACTTAAGCCAATTGATCTTTTACTACATTGAGGATGCTGTCACCGAATTAAATATCAATGAGGCAAGTAGAGTCTCTTCAATCTACTCATTAGCGAGCCTTGCAGGCCATAATCCAAGCCGTGCGATCGGAGCGACCGGTCAAATCCGGCTGATTCGCAAGCCTAATATCAATCCACCCGCGTCAAAGGTAATCTTGAACAACCTATTTAGAGTTAGATGTGAGAATAATGGACTACTCTATGCAATCGAACTTGTCCAAGAAGATGTTCGTCTTGCCTTAACTGGTGCAGAGACTCCTGCAATCTTCAATATTAGACAAGGTCAAATTGAGTCGCAGTCATTCACAGCTAAGGGTCAGGCCTTTGAAAGCTATCAGCTTGGAGCTCCAAACAATTTTTATATTGATAATTTCATGGTCAATGTTTACATCAATGGAGAACAATGGACCAAGTACGAATCTCTGCTAGACATTCCTAGAAATGCAAAGGGCTTTATTGCGAAAACTGGTATAACTAACGGGTTAGACATCTATTTCGGTAACGGCTCGTTCGGTAAGATACCTACAGTCGGCTCAACGATTGTAGTTGAGTACTTAACCACCGACGGTTCTGCCGGTAATGTTAAAACGGATGATCCGAAACAGGTACTATTTAGTTTCGCTGATACTGGATTCTCTCCAGTCGGAGAAGAGATTACAATGGCAGATTACTTCACGATCTCAACTGTGAGCCCTCCAAATTTCGGAGTAGATCCAGAAGATCCGGTCTTAACTAGATTAATTGCGCCAAGAGCCTCAAAGAACTTTGCGCTCGTTAACTTAGACAACTACGAGATTCTTTTGCAAAAGTTACAAATGTTCTCAACCATTAAAGTTTTCTTGGACCAAGACGCAACTGGAAACATCCTAGATTCACGAATGATTAACCTGTTCCTGGTACCTGACGTATCTCAAATGTTCAATAATGGAACCGACTACTTTAACCTAGCCACCTCCAACTTCAAGTTAACCGCTTTCCAAAAGAACGAGTTATTGAAGTACATTGAGAAGTCCGGAACCAAAATGATTTCGTCGGACCTAAAGATCGTTGATCCAAAAATCGCTAGATACGTCTTAAATGTCAGTATCATTGCATTCGATGATATTACAACCGATATCATAAAGTCCGATATTGCTTATGCCGTTGGAAACTACTTCATTAAGTTAACGAGACAAGATCGAGTTCCCAAGAGTGATTTAATTAGAGTAATTGAAGAGCTAAAGGGCGTTGATTCAGTAAACGTTAACATAATTGGAGAGGCGAATGAAAATGCACTAATCATAAATCCATCGTCAACCACGCTAGTCGGACTAGATGAATTTAATGATATCGTAATTGGCCTTGATGAATTTCCAGTAATCCGAGGAGGTTGGAAAGACTCACAAGGTAATCAATATTCCGAAGGCCTATCTGATACTTCACTGGGTGCTCTAAATATTCAAATAAAAGCTCAAATACCTCGTAAAAATATCGGCGTCCTATGATAAGAAACTCTTTATACCAAGTTGTGTACAATAGAAAAGACAAGCGCCTTCACCTAGGGTACAAGTACAAGAATGCCCTAATGAAAAGGATCTTATCTAACCAGATGTTTGGAGCAAATCCGATTTTGGACGCTTTCATTGCCTATCTAGAAGCCTATCTGTATGAGCATATCGAAGCAGTTAAGCAAATAAAGATTTTTGCAAATCCTGCACTGGATAAAAACGAAAACAGACTTAACTAATTCCATGAGTGGAGTATTCACAAAAGAAAAAAAGGCACAAATCAAAAGTGAGCTTGAGGATCTGCTGAAAAATTATTCAGGAGGACCTACTCCAGAAGAGGACAATATTGATGAACAACTTGCTGAGATCGCTGCTGCTCCCCCGTTAGACTTCATTGAAATGAATTCCGAATTTGAGAAAAAGGCCAGGGACATAACTGGCTCAATGCTTAAATTCTATGTTGATCTTGGAGTCATTGAAAAGCACGACTATATCAAACAGAAACAAATTCTTGATAACTCAAGCATTCAGAATATCTTCTTTCAATTAAAAACAATCCGAATGGCAATTGAAAAAATTGCAGAGGAGATAAACCAAGGAAATACTCATCCTAGACTATTTGAGGTATTTGGGCAACTACAGGATAAATTAACAACGGTCGTTAAGACTCAAGCGAACTACATGCTATTCCTAGAGGATACGTATCGTAAGATGAATCAGGAAATCACTCAACGTGATACAAATCCAGAATCATCTCAAAGAGCCCTACCGACAAGCACAACCGATTATTACATAACAGCCGGCACAAAAAATCTAATGAAAGAGATTGACGCAATCGAGGTTGAGGAGGATTTGTCTGACACCAGACGCTTAACTCACCCATCCAAAAAAGTAGAGGTTATGGTTGAACGCGGAATTTCAAACGCGGTGATGCAGGAAGAGGACGATAACACAGACTTCTTAGATGACGTTAACTCATTAATATGAGAGACTTTATAGCAAACAGCGGCGGTCGAACCCAAATGAAACTCTCCAATCTAGATCAGGAGAACAGTGCAATTTGGACGACTGAGAAGGTTCAAAAGCTTCTTGACGATTTTGAGAATGGTATGATCGATATCAAGACCATTAAAAACTCGCCGTTCAAAGACAATGATCCTGTGTGGAAGAAAGCGAATATCGTTTTTGAGTACACGCCGGAAGAGCTTGAAGAGATCAAGCGCTGCAAACACGATCCAGTTTACTTTGCGTCAAAGTACGCTCAAGTAATGACAGAGGACGGTATCCAACAAATCACATTAAGAGACTATCAAGAAGAGATCATTAGATCCTTTAAGAATAGCCGTTTCAATTGCCTAATGGCATCTCGACAAATCGGTAAGACTGTTATGTCGGGTGTGTTCATTGCATGGTACCTAGTATTCCATACTGACAAAAACGTATTAGCTGTTGCGAACGTTGCCTCAACTACTAAAGAGGTATTGGACAAAATCAAGTCAGTGTTGGAGAACTTACCGTTCTTTCTTAAACCTGGTTGCATTTCAAATAACGTAATGTCGCTTAAGTTCGATAACGGATGTCGTTTAATTGGTCGTACCACTACCAAAAATACGGGTATTGGTTTTACGATTCACGTACTGTACATTGATGAGTTCGCTCACATTAACCCATCTTACCTAGACTTCTTTTATCGAGCGATCTATCCTACTATCTCAGCCTCGACCAATTCAAAGGTAATCATAACCTCAACCCCGAATGGAATGAACCGCTTCTATGAAATTTACATGGATGCAATGAACGGCTTAAATACATACGTACCATTAAGAGTTGATTGGTGGCAGGTTCCAGGTAGAGATGAGGAATGGAAGAAGATGACGATTGCCAATTTAGGTTCAGAAGAAGACTTTAATCAGGAATACGGACTTCAGTTCTTTTCATCTGATAAGTTACTACTGCCTTCAAAAGACCTAAAAAAGGTCTTTTCATTCCGCACTACATACGAGGTCCCAGAATGGGCCCAAACTCCAGAGAATTTAGATCTATTAGACGGCTTCTCGGTTCATCCAAACTTCAATAAATTCACACCCGATGATATTAGAAACGATGGCAACACTTACGTATTCTCAATAGACACTGCCTCAGGCGTTGGACGTGACTACTCAGTCATTAATATTTTTAAATTCACAGCTTTGCCCCTTAAGATGCTAGACCAGGTGAAAGACTTTATCAAGAACGAGGGAGACTTTTTTGGACTTGTTCAAGTTGCTTCTTTTAGAAGCAATAAAAAGGATATTAACGAGTTCAGCAATGTTCTTGAGTACTTGACTTACCGAGTATTTAATCCTGAAAAGGTTAGGCTCCTAATTGAGCTTGATCATAAGGGCGATTACGTAATGGATAAAATTCAACAGAATGAGCTCTTTTGGCCAGGTCAATTGGTACATTCAAAACACATGACCTCTTCTACGAATTGGAAGCCTGGATTAAAGATGACCGAGTCCAATAAGACCAAGTATTGCGAGCGATTCAAGTACTTGGCAGCAGTTAATAAAATTCTACCGAACGAATTTAAAACAGTTCATGAGCTTGGATCGTTCGGTAAATCCGGTAACGGTACCTATCGAAGTCAAAACGGTAATGACGATTTGGCAATGACATGCGTATCAACCGCTGCATTTTTTGAATCACCTAATTTTTGGGAGATAGTCAATGATGAATTGGACAGACTTGCATCAGACTACCTTCAAAAAGTCTATGCTCAGTTCCTGGGAGAGGCATACGTTGGCCATGATTCAGGATACAACCATGACACACTAAGAGACCTAAATCGTACTCCGGAAATAAAAAGGCCTGGAGCAACAAAACGATTCGACGAAAATGCGGTTGATGAGTACAAGAGACTACTTGGCCATTTTTACGGAAACAATACTCAATAAAATTCTATGAAAACTGACGAATTACTAGATTTCGATTACGAAAAAAATAAAAAGGAGATCTTCGATAAGATTGTAAAATCAATCACTTCAGCCATGAAAAAGAAGTCTCATCAAATTTACATTAAAAAGTTGATGATAGTCGACGAAGAAATTGATGTAGTTGCGAGCCAAGCGGATTGGCCTATTTGCCTCGACAAAGCAATTAATTTCTATAAGCAGATTGAAGACTATGAGTCTTGTGCGAACTGCCAAGCTTTACTATCAAAAATCAATGAACCCTCTAAAAAAACAAAATCAAATGCCAGAAAAACAAATTAAGAGAAAAGCCCAAACTCCAAAATTGGAGATCACAGAAAAGGATCTACGAACCGTTAATCTTAAACCTTCGCAGGAAAGCTATTGCCAAAAGATCATAACGAATGACATAACGTTCTGTTATGGGCCGGCTGGGACAAGTAAAACATTCACCGCGTGTCTAGCTGCTCTAAAGTTATACATGTCAGGAAAAATCAAAAAGATCATTTTATCAAAGCCCATTCAAGAGTCTGGCGAAAAACTTGGATTCTTACCTGGTGAAATTAAGGATAAAATCGATCCTTTTATGGAAAGTTATCGTTCAAATTTGGTAAAATTATTACATGATCCAAATAGTGTTGGTTGGCTTGAAGCAATGGGAGTTATTGAGTTTAGACCTCTTGCCTACATGAGAGGAGCAACTTTTGATAATTGCTTAATGATTCTAGATGAAGCTCAAAATGCTGATTTCAAACAGCTTATGTTGTTCATAACTCGTATGGGGAAGGACTCTAAGGTGTTAATTTGCGGAGATGTTAGCCAGTATGACATCGCAAAGAGTAAAGTAGCTTTACCGGAATTCATTAAATTGTTGGAAGGAATCAATAACTTAGGCATTCATACCTTTAAGGATGAGGACATTGTGAGAAACAAAATCCTTATCCAAATTACTGAACGCTACGAAAAATGGAAATCTGAAAACCCTAAACACTTTAACTAAAAATATATTAATGAGCGCTTACGACCTAATTAACAAACAATTAAACGACGAAATGCAAAGCCTTGCCGAACTAATAAAGAGCGGCAATTACACAGAACGGGATAGAAATAGGTTAGCCTCAATCATGTATCCGAAATTGAAGTTCTTCATTTGGAAATTCTTTAATGACCCTGATGAAACTGAAGAAGTTCTTCACAATACTCTGTTTAAGATATTTAAGGGACTTACTTCATATAGCGATTCCTATCGATTCACAACTTGGATTTACACGATCGCTAAAAACGAAGCTCTATTACACCAACATAAGTTAAAGGTTCAATTCGCTCAGAGTCTTGATAACTTAACAAAACCTTTGAATATACCTGATGACTCTCTTTACACCTTTCAAAGAGAAATTTACATGGATGATTTGTACGGTATGACTCAAACTGAACTTACTGGCCTGCCGGACTGTATTGAAAAGTCGATTTTAATAGACAAAGAGATGCATCACATGAGAGGCAATGAAATTGCTAAAAAGTACGATATGAATCTAAATACTGTTAAAACCAAGATTAGAAAGGCTCGTAAAATGCTAAGAGAAGCAGTGTTGGAAAAGAATCCAGAAATGATTGACAGATTAAAAGAATACTTTTAAATATGGGACTACTAAATTTAATTAATCCAATTGAAGCGATCAATTCAATAAGAACAATAGTAAAGGACATTACTAATTACCTATTTTATCGCAAACAAATCAAAGCCATCGACTCGGCCGGTATTTTCAAGACAAAACGAATGCGAACCGATTGGCTCAGTAGAGTTTATTACGTTGTTAATTTAGAGCCTGAGCTCCAATTAGCAACAGGTGACCTAATCGACCTTGAAAAGAGCAGAGTGTTTGAATCAGTTTCTAAAGTCCAAGGAATTTTCGTGGATCATAATCTAGTAGAGATAATTGATGTTTCGTCTAAGAGAATAAAGGACGATAATTACTACGCGTATTTAGTCACTATTAAATATCGAGTGGAAACCGTCTTTTCTGATATTGTTCGAGCCGTGATATTAGGACTTCTAGTATACGGCTTAGTTCACCTGGGATTTTGGGTAGGTGAAAATTGGGAATTTGTGAAAGCCTCGGCTATTAATAAACTCAACAGTAAGTAAATAAATAACTAAAAATATTTCACAATTTATGAAATTCATTAAACTTCATTTTGAAAAAATTGTTTTGGGTTTACTATTCATAATCTTTATTCAACAGTGCAGCACATCAAGCCGAGTTAACAAGATTGAAAAGCAGGCAAAAGTAATGAATCAAAGAATCGATTCAGTATACACATCAGATCTACGAAAGATGATTGAGATCGAAGGATTACGTGCATCAAAACGCACTCTATACGATTGGAATGCAGTAGTTAGAACAGCAATTCGTCCTGACGATCGCATGCACGAGTATGATGCTCAAATTGAAAAAATACAGAAGACTAAATAATGACAAAGAAGGCAACTCACGTATTCATAATAAGTACGTTTGTTACTCTATACTTACTGGTTTCAATCATTTCAACGATTCACGTTATTGACTTTTTCTTAATGTCGAATCCTAAATGGTTAGCAGTTAGTCTAGCTATTGCATTTGAAGTCGGAGCAGCTGCTTCGCTAGCCTCAATCATTACCCTTGATAAAATGAATAAGGGTATTGTTTGGGGACTCTTTATTTTATTGACCTTGATGCAGGCAATGGGTAACACCTACTACACATACGTTCACTTGATTAATTTTCAGGGTTGGATTGAACTATTTGGACTGGTTGATGAAGAACTGATTTATCAAAAAAGAGTTCTATCAATCGTCAGTGGAGCGATTCTACCGATTGTTGCATTAGGCTTCATTAAGTCATTGGTTGATTACATTAAGCCGGCTGATGAAACTGTAAATGATACCGTAAATGATACTGCAATTGAAACGCCTGAACCTGAAAAAGAAGTTCCATACGTCAGTGACGATTTTCAAATAGGACCAGACGGTGCGTATGAGCATGTTGATGAACCAGTTGAAGATTTTTCCGAAACTCAGCCTGAGGTTGA